ACGAGCGCCGTGGTTGACTCGGGCAGTTCGCCCGTCTCCTCGTATCGCTTACGCAGCGCGACTACAGCCTCGTGCGTGATTGGCTCGCCAGTCTCAGCGCGCATCACAACTTCCATGCGCACAGGCTCGGGCGTCTTCGGAGCCGCGATGAGATAGAGCGCAGAGACGTCGATATCACAATTTGCCAATTTGGCAACCTCGGGATTCTCGTATACTTCCATGAACCGATAAGCGGAGCGCCGCCGCCATCCGAACTCCGAATCGACCCATCGAAGGAACCCGCCCTCGTCCTTGAGCTTCTCGCGAACGTCGACGAGGTTCCGTCCTATCGCGACAATATTCGCCGCCGTCATGCGAGCGAGGTTGCGTATTTGGGACGCACGATCCTGCAGGAACTCACGCGTGTCGCTGTCGAGCGCGTTGTAGTCGAATAGGGGCGCAGGCGTCATGCTGCTTCTTCAACGCTCCCGCGCACGGCCTTGATTGGCCGATTCAGATCCGACCAGTGTTCGTTGGGGTGAATAACAAGGCGATTGATCGGAGCGTCTTCACGAAAGTAGATCCAGCTCTTGAATGCAAGAGCCAGCTTTTCGAGACCCGATGAACGCCCCTTGTCCGCTAATAGCAGGAGGCGATTCCGTAGCAGGTTGAGCGCTGCGTGTTTGTCTCCGCAATCGCCGCTTTCCAGCCGGTCGAAAAACGCTATGGCCTTTTGGCGATCGATCCGTGCAAAGACGAGAAATATGAATGTTGCGACCGCATTTGGGATCAACTTCTTAACGACTGCAAGACCCTTGATGTAGTCGAAGGCGTCATTGATTTCCCGCCCGTGCTGGAGTGCGGTTTCCTGCACCTGGGTAACCGTGGGGTTGATGCCAGGATTTTCCAGCGTATCCTCGTGATACTTATGCAGCCATCGCGCCGCTGCCGAAACGACCTTGGAATTCGGGATACCTGCTCTATGAAGATGGTCAGCATTCGTTCGCTTCGAACCCGCATCAATCGTATAGAAAACATCTTGCTCAATATTACGGTGCACGAAGGACTGGAAAGACGCCTTCGAGAATACGCAGCCCTGGAGCCGATGTTGCCCGTCCAGTAGATTACCGTGTTCATCAAAGATGATCGGCTGACCATTCAGCTTCCATCGGCCAGCCGCCATATCGGCGGCGTATTGCCGCCACAAACTATCGCGCAGCTTGCGGTTATTAGGATTTCGATTGCCGAGCCATTCCTGCGCCTTCTCGGGCATAATAGTCTCGACGGAGCATGTTGCTGCTTTCTCATTAGCCACTTTCGTTTCTCCTTTCGGTTCCATAGTCATCTCCGAGTCGCCGCCTCCCCGATAAACACAAAGCCGCGCATGACGGTATCCCAGTCCTGGCGCCGCAGGCCTTCGTCGAGCAAGCAGTACCCGCGCGCCCACAGGCCGAGCGAGCTAAATTCCGCATACGGGAAGATGAACCGGTCGCTTTCGGCCACGATCACCTCGAGCACGACCTCCCGATACGCCTTCTGGTAGCGTTCCTCAAACGTCACTCGCCGCGCCTCCGTTCATACGTGACGCGCATTTCATAGCCGGCCAGGTTGTCGATCACGCGGTCGAGGCAGGCCACGGCGATCGCGGTGCGCCGCTCATCACTCGAGGCCAGGAACGCGCGGATCTTGCGCAACGCCTCGAGCGGGTCCTGGCGCCTGGCCACATACAGCGGCCCGTAGGAGTCGGCGTGCTTGTCGACCTCGGCGAGCAGATCGCGCGCCTGGTCCAGATGCGATCGCGGCTGCACCATTACTCCTCCCGCACGTGCCGGCGCAGTTCCTCGCGCTGCTTGCGCTCCGCCTCGATCCTGCGCACGATCCCGGCGCAGATGAGGATCACCGGGATCAGCAGAAGCGCGAAGACCGTCCCGACGAAGGGGAAGTCGAGATCAGTCATGACGCTCGCTCCGGGAATAGCGCGCCCTGGCGCTCGTCTTCGGTCATGCCCTCGGTGCGCCGTTCCTCGCCGGTGTCGACGCGCACGATCGTCTTGAGGCCAGGCCGCGGCGTATCGAGCATGACGACGCATTCCATGTCGCGCATCTCGTAACGGCTGGTCACCTTTTGCGAGTACTCTGCGATGCGCTTTGCTGAGGCCTTCAGCCGCGCCGCGAAGTCCGCCATAACGGACGCCTTCATTTCATTCAACTCGATCGCGTCCTGGTTTTCCTGCGCTAACTTTGCGCCAAGGTCGCGCAGCTCGTCCGCGGTGAATGTGTATCGGCAACTTTCGTAGAGTGTTTGTCCCATTCGTCCCTCCAGTACAAAATCAGCAGTTCTTCGATCAGAAAATCGTTGACGCCGAGCATGGCCCACTCGCCTTCGCGGTGGACCGCCGCGGCGCATTCCAACTGCACGCGCCGCAGCGCGTCTATTTCGTCGGCCTGGCTATTGAATCGTGGCCCGGCTGGCGGTTCCATCCCCATCTCCATCCCTTCAGGATTTCGCGGGCGCGGACAGCGGTTGCCTCATCCGCAACGATGAGCGTGTGCGTAGAAAAAACCGCCGCCGCGATCTTGCGCGATTTCAGGAATTGCTCCTGACTCCAGGCCGTCGAGAAATCGCCCGGCTGGAATGTGCCGAGGACAACGCCACTACCTGGAGTCGGCTTCATCTATGTCAGTTCCTCGAGGAGCGTCTTCTCGAGCGACTGCGTGGCGCCCGTCGTGATGGCATTCGCAATCGTGTACAGTGCGATTGGATCTCCCTTCACCGTCGAACCCGACACAAAGTTCGCGTACACGATGATGGTGGCCGGCGTCGGGCCTCGGCTCGCTTCTTCGTTGATGAGGATCGTGTAGGGCAGGCTGTGGCGCTTCAGAAACGCGAGCAACCAGTCGATCGACTCGTTGAGCGATTCCGGCGTCGGCGCCGTCGGATAGTCGTTGTAGGTGAGCGGCAGTTTCTTAAACTTCTGCCCGCTCGCCGGATCAGGCGTATAAACATTGACGCCACTTTGAATAATCAGCATCTAGGTTGTCCTTTCAAATAGTGATCGTGATCTTCCGTGAATCCATGCCTTGTACTTCTCTGGCGTGCCCCAGCACGCGATCGGTGCGTTGTTGTTAATCCATAGAACGATCTCGAACAGTGCCGCGCGGTTATCGTGATCCGCAGTCGCGCAGGCCTTCGCCAGGTCGTTCGACAGCACCGCCTCGAGGAACGGCCCAGTCGGGATGTGCTCGAGGACGTAATCGGTCAGCGTGGAGATGGTCGTCGCCGGGATGGTCATAGATCCTCAATCGCGCCGCAGTCGAGACACTTGATTCCCTCTTGAAAGCGCCACTCTTCGCCGCCGTCCGGCGCAACGACGCCCGTCCGGTATTCGCCCCCCACGTACTGCAGCCGTTCGGATCCGCACGCGCCGCATACGACCGTCTCTACTCTTTCGTCCGTTTCCGCGGCGGTTTCTGGTCCTCGGTCGCCGGCGCCGGTGGCGGGAAAAAACTCTCCTGCGCAGCCTCCTCTGTTGCTGGTGCCTGCGCTGGTTCGGTCGCCGGCGCCGTGGCTGGCTCGGCTGCTGCTGGCGGGGAAACAGATATCTCGCCAGAGATCTGCTCCTTCGTGATCTGCGCATGCGGATCGCCCCAGCCCGGGTGCGCCAGGATCGTCTGCTTCAGGCGGTCGACGCCCTCAATTGGCACCTCGAAAGTGCGCGCCAGGTCGGGCGGGATCTGCGCGGGTGGTAGCGACTCGACCGGCATGGTCTCCAGTTGCGCTTCCTCGCGCACCAGCACGCCCCGCAGCACATGGGGCGCGTGGTATTTCTTCACACGCGAGATGGTTTTCCAGTAGTACATATCCCGCGCCCAGGATTGATACATCGCTTTCTGCGAGAGCGGGATCTGCTTTCCCTTTTCCCACACCAGGGCGTGATCGGCATCAGCTTCGGTGAACGCCACGCTGATTTCCTTACCCTGCCGATCCAGCATGGGTTTATACTGCCGTTCCTGGGGATTCCATTTCTTCAGCCACAGCCTGCATCCCACGCAGCGGGTCCAGGGTGTGCCCTTGTGATCTTCCGTCCGTTCCACCCATTCGATGTCCCAGTCGTACCCCATCTGCTGCAACTTAGCGGCTACCAGATCGTTTTCGATGCTGGGTCTGCCATTCACGAAATAGATATTGCGCATGCTGTCCATTTCGTTGAACCCCTGCGATCTGCCAATTTGAATCTTCGACATGGCGGTGGCCACGGCCGCTTCCTCGGCCTTATCCTTCAGATCTGCAAATTCCCCGGACTGCACGAACAGGCGCGCCAGCGCGAGATCCTTGGCATAGATTTGCCTGAAAAGTTCCTGATCAGCCAGCGCCGACAAAGCCGCCGTGCGCTTGTCAAGATCGGGTATCAATGCCATCTGTTCAGCCGTCATACGCACGACGGCTGCTGGCGGTGCAGATATCGCCAGCGCGGCAGCCGGTAGTGGTCCCTGTGCTTCTTGATTCGGATGCATTCATGACTCCTTCTTCGTATTTGTGAAATTCATCACCGCATAGCTTTGCCGCACTGTCCCCAGTTCCGCATTGCCGCGCTTAAATTCCGGGACCCATACGAGCGCCTTGACGCGCCCAAACATCCCTCCGCCATGCCGATAGTCGCGCCGATGCGCGCGCACCCAATGCTCGCGCCGCTCGAGCATCTCGTCGGAGGTCTCCGCATTCAATGGTGCCTGCGCGAAGTGCGGCAGATGGATCGTATGCCATACCGAGCATGGCGCGCGCTTCGGCTTCACTACCTGAGCCGGTGGCTTATCAAACGGCGGCTCGATCCGCGTCCCCAGCGTATTCATTGTCGTGAGTGCTTCAGATGCCAGAGCAAAGGTGCTGCGTAATGCTGTCAGCCCCCAGTTCGAGCAAGACGATTCTTGTATGAGAAGCGGTCTCCCATCTTGATCGGCATATGCGCGAACTTGACCGGCAATCGCCGCGCTCTCCTCATGTTCGACAATCTGTGTGCATTCGATGAGAAATTGAGCCGGTTCAGGAGGTGGGAAGTTGTTGATGACGCTACTGCCTGAAAGGTCTCGGCGGGCTATGCGGCTAATCCAACTGCCGACATGCAGATCGGTGCGCGGCATGAACTCGAGCCACATTTCCGCGCGGCAGGGAACGATATCATGTGATGGATTTCCAACCGGGACCTCTCGTCCTACCATTTGATCGAAGATGGATTGAATGTTTACCAGAACAGGCCATTTCCGGCGTCCCACTTTATGAACAAAACCATTGCAGATAGCCGGGTCCAGATCAAACGAATACAGCTGCCGCGCTTTCGAGACTCGAGCCCAAAGGCTGGCCATAATCCCTCCCTTATGAGTCCTTTCGTATCGGTGGTATGAGCGGCTTGGCCGCGGCCGCCTCGGGGCGGTGTTTCGGTTTGCGGAAGTCGCCGGCCTTGGGGCACTTCACAAAGTGGATCTCGCCACTCTCCTCGTACGGCGCGATATTGCCATTGAGGTGGCGAATCCAAAAGATCTTCAGGCCGCAGCCGGCGCAGACGCCTTCATCGCCGATGCGCTTGAGTAACCGCGCGGTGAAGTCGCGCGCCTGGTCCAGCTCGTCCTTGAGCCGCGTGACGTCGAGAATATCGGCCGCAGATGTGAGGTCGCCCATTATTCCTCCTCGCGCTCGTTGTCGTGCCGGAACCAGATCCGCCTGACGCCGGCCTTCGTCGTGGTGTATTGCTCGACCAACTTGTCGCGCTCAGCCTGGTCCTTGATGAAGTTGGTCAGAAGCGCCCAGGCCATTGCTTCGAAGTCGGTCGACTTTCCGTCCTTCGCTTTGCGCCAGGTGAACCGGCCAGCGTCGTAGCGCAGGCCTTCGCACTCGTCGCCGATCGCCGCCTTGATATCGCTCTCGATCTTCCCGCGCTCGGTGGTGTATTGTTTCTGCAGCCTGCGCACGTGGGCGTACTGCTCGAGCAGCGCGATCTCGTCAAAGGTCGCCTGGCGCACATCGGCACTCTTCGCCTTGCCAAATTCGCGCTCGAGCCAGCGCCGCTCACCCTTTGATCCGGTGAAGGGCGGGCGCTCATTGCCGACCAGGAACCGGCGGTACCACTCGTAGAGGCGCTCGAGCATTGCGCGCTCGACCTCCATATCGCGCTCGAGTGTGTAGACGCGAGGCGTACCGCCGACGAGCGCAATCACGTCCCAGACGGGATACTCCATCACGCTCATGTAGTGCCAGCACTGCACGCGGACGCGGTCCGGAATCTCGTCGGCCTCGCCGCCCCAGTTGTTGCGCTGCTCATGCGAGACGACCTTCGCCTCGACCCCGCGCAATTCACCAGGGCAGAGACCATCGGGCGTGCCAATGAGACACGGAAGCGTTGGATGGCGATAGGTCTTACGTGGACGATCGACAGTGCGCCCGGTCATATAGGTGTAGATCTCGAGTAATGCTGGTTCGATCACCTGGCCGGCGAAAACATGCAGCGGAGGCCTCTCATCGCTGAACTGTGAGATGCCTTTCTTCGCTGCTAGGACGTCCCACTCCGTGCGCATATCGTCGACGCCTAAGATCGCGGGAGAATCCGATCCACCGATCGCGTTGCTGCGCACGCTCATATCCAGATCAGCCATCATTCGTTCAGCCTCCAGCCACAGCACGAGCGTCTGCGCGCACTGGGCACACGTCCAGTACCGGTCTACGAACTCACTCCCCATGCGCTGGCACAAGTCACAGCGGGTATGATCCGCCAGCGACATGCGCGCGCCTGGCTACTTCCGCTTAGGCCCTTTGCCTTTTCTGTGGCTGCCGTTCTGCGGCTCGCGGTACTCGATGTAGTCTTCGTCGACCTCGCGCGCCATTTGCTCGCGCGCCAGATCGATAATCACCTTGTTGATGGTGACGAGGCCGCCGGCGAGGACTCGTTGCCGGGCGGCTTTCACCGCGAAGTATTCATGAACGTCAGGCGGAAAATGGCACAGGTATTGCCGCGCGCCCCCAGTGGCTGCTGCTGCTTGACTTGGTATACGACCCATCGGAAAAACGTCTCCTACTGCAAAAGAATCAAGCGAATGCACGACGCGACTCTTGCCCTCGCGGCCGCAGAAGTCCTGCCGCCAGTGCATCGCGCCTGGGGATTCTATATCGGGAGAATCCTATGAAAGTTTCCATAGAATATCCCAATGAAAAGCGAATTGCAAATTGACGCAAAAGCCAATAAAAACGGCCTTTTCGGCCATTTTCAGGCATAGCGGTTTTCAATACGTTTTCAACTGTGCAATTCGTAATGCTTTCCAACTAGGACTCCCGCAACCCTCACGACTGCCATAACCTAGGGCGGCGCCGGCGCTATCCGAAAAGTGCAGAACGGTGCATGTTTTGCGCACATCCGTCTTCGTAGTTAACAGATGTAACAATTCACTCCCTTGGCCAGGTTATTTTTCGTCTAGTGTCCACCACGGCTGCGGGGTGTTGGCGAGGGGCCGACTGCGCGCCGGCGGCCACCGCATATATCCCGTCTCTCTTGCGTGCTAGCGCGAATCGGCGCACACTATTCTCGGCGCGCCGAAATGAAGACGTGAATGCGTGCAATCACGCGTGCGCAGTTGCGCAGAGCCTTTTCAATTACGACTCGAGTGCTGCGGAGCGAGATGGGATTGTCGCAGGAGGAGCTGGCGCGGCGCGCCGGCGTCGATCGCTCCTACATGGGCCACATCGAGCGGGGTGAGTCCACACCAACCCTCGAGAAGATCTTCGAGTTGCTGCCGGCGCTTGAGCTGGAGTTCGACGAGTGGGCGCGGCGGTTCAAAGAGGCGCTCGCCGGCGTCGTGGCGGTGAGTCCGAAGAGCCAGGGGAAACACAAGCGCGGCAAGTAGGACGTCAGATCATCTTGCCGACAACGGTCTCGACCGCTCCCTGGAGTGCGGCGTCGGTGATCGCCGCGCCCGCAAGCTGCACCGCGCCGTCCATCACCGTGGGCGGCTGCACTTGCATCGCGACGAGGTCGGGCTGCTGGAATGTCTGCTGTGCCCACTTGTACCGCGAGTTATGCGCCGGGACGTTCGACGCCTCGATCATGATCGAGTCTGCAAATTTGAGGCACGCCACTTTCACGCGGCCTCTGAATTCTATGTCCTGCATGAGTGCGCTCGATTCGGTATACGTCATGAGTGTATTCTCCTAAGCTGCTTTCACGAATCCGTTTCCATCAACGCTCAACGTTTTTAGCGAACCGCCGAGAAACATCAGTATCGTGCCGCCCGCTACGCCCCCCGCCGCCTTAAGCAGAAGCAGAGGATTATTTGACGGATTAAACCCTGTGCCTGCACCAATCGCCAGATAATCGGTAGCTCCATCATGAGCGTTCCAGATTGCCGCGCCGGTATTGGATGGCGTGGCTCGATCCAGCCTAATCATGTTGCCGATTTCATTCGCCGCTAATGCGGACGGATTAAAGAAATGAAGCTTCGCTTGCGGATTCGCCGTTCCAATTCCGACGTTACCGCCTGCCGGATTCAATAGCAGCGGACTCCAACCAATACCGGAAATACCTGCCTGAATGACGCCAACATTGGCTGAAGTGTCATAACCAAACCATAGCGTTTTCGTAGTGTCCGACTGCCCCGCAATTTGAAACTGCGCTAGACCAGCATTGCTAGCTAATCCGTTCGCATCTAATGTGATGCGACACGATCCGTTGACATGCAATACGCCCCACGGATCGGCCGTGCCGATGCCGACGTTCCCCGCTTGTGTGATGCGCATCGCAGTGCTGCTGCTATTGACGTGAAAATCTAAACTGCCGATATCCGTTCTAGTTTCCATTCCCGTGAACAACGTACCCATTCCAAGATCGGTCGCGGTCCCGAAGGCAAGACGCGCATAATTCGCTGCTCCAGCGGCATTGATCGCGATCACATTATTCTCAGCGACTGCACCGGAAAACGACCCGACACCGAGACTCGACAGCACCTGAAGTTTATGCTGCGGATTCGCCGTGCCGATGCCAATGTTGCCCGCTGCCGTGATGCGCATGCGCTCGGGAGTCGACGGCCCCACTGCGAATACGAGATCGGGCACACTGAGGATCAAACTGCTTTGCACATAACTCGACGCCGCGACTACGGGCGCGCTGAATGATCCCGCGCTCACCGCGCCCGACGCCGTGACGCTCGCCGCTGTCACCGCGCCCGTGATATGCGCCTCCGCCCCGTTAACTGGCCCGTTACTTGTGAGTGATCCTACTTGCGCCGCGCCGGACGCCGTGATCGTCTGCGCTGTCATCGACGCAGCGAACGATCCGCTATTCGCGCTGACGTGATTTGCGCTCAGTGTGCCGACGTTCGTCAGATGATGCCCGGCAGCGTCGACGTCCGTACTCCAGGTCCCTTCGTTATGCGCCGCCGCCGCGAGTGCTTGGACGTCGATCCAGAGATCCTGTAGCGCCTGGCGCACGGAGTTTTCATGCGCTGCGGTGATCAGATCGCCACTCGCGACGGTCGGCGGGATCGTGGGTGTCACCGGCAGCGTGATGGCTCGCAGGTCCAGGCCTGCCAGTTCGAGACTCACGACGACCTGGCCGCTGCGCACTTCCGGCCAGAGCTGGAAGTCGGATGGCACGATCGGCGCCGGCGGCACGAGGTTCGGAAACGAGAAATGCGGCGGCGCGGGAATGAGCGCGGTAGTACGCGGGACGTTTGGCATAGCGACCTCCTATTGCTGCGCGGGGACCGGATCTGGTGCGCGCTCGAGTTCGCGGCGATTGGCGGCAACGCGCCAATTCCCCTGAAGCTTCTGCTGCTTCATGAAGAGAATCAGCGCGCCTTGTTCCTGTGATTGCCAGACGAGAATCTGTCGATCGATCGCCGTCTTGATCTCGGCGAGCAGTTCGATCGTCGCGTCATCGAGTGGATAATTCTCTTGCTCCATGTGCTCTCCTCTTTTCTGTCACGGAAATACGCTCGTGATGATGCCGCCCGTAACTGTGACCGTCTTGCCGTCGGCAGATGTGAAGGTTCGATTGACGCCCTGACTCCCGCTGACACGAAAGCCGCCATCGGCCTGCACGTAGCCCTGCGCTGCAAAGTTGCCCGGCCCCGTCAATCCGATCGCCGTTGCGTAGATCTGCCGCGCGGAGTCGATCACTGTCGTGCCCGAGATCTGATACGTGCTCGCGCTCATCGTCGACACGCTGAAAGAACCGCTCACAGTCAGCGAGCCGACAGACGCTGCACCCGAGATCGCGAGCGACGGGCCTGCAATCTGCGCGCTCGCTGCAATGCCGCCCGACGAATTAATCACGATCGCGCCACCGACTTGCATGCCGCCATCGCCGCGCACGATGCCGCTCTGCGCATTCAGATGAATTCTGAGCGTGCCGCCGTTTGATAACGTCATCTCGCCCCATGCCCCGCTTGGGCTCTTGACGAGTGCCGCGCAGTTGACGCCGCCCGCATAGACGACGACGCCGCGCGAGACGAAGTCGGCACGGTCGGTGCCCGTCGCGATGCGCAGATAGAGACTCGAATACGTCGCGTCAAACGTGGTCGGCGATGTGCTCAGCGTGCTGCCGCTCGCCGCATGCGTAATGCTCAGATTGGAATCCTTGATGATTAGGTTGCCGCCCGTGTCGGCGACGAGCTTCGCGTCCTGCGCGCCCGTCCCGCCGACCGCGAGGTACTTCACCCACTCGCCGTGCACGCCGGGCGCGCTCGCGAGTATGCCGATCTCCGCGACAATATTGCCGCTCGCATCTTTGACGTAGATACGCCCCGGCTTATTGCCGCCGCCGCCGCACTCGATATAGTTCGTGTTGAGCTTGTCAGAGTCGACTGTGCCGACGATCAGCTTCGTGCCCGAGATCGTGCCGATCTGCCCGTCTTGAATCAGGCCGATGGTGATGGTGGCCGCGTTGATCGATCCGATCTGCGTCGAGACAATCGTGCCCGTGATTGCGCTTGCGTTGACGCTTGAGATCTGGTCCGCGCTGATCGTGCCTTGAATCGCCGTTGCATTGACGCTCGCGATCTGGTTCGCGTTGATCTGGCCCGAGATCGAAGACGCGTTCACGCTCTGGATCTGCGACGCCTGGATCATGCCCGTGATCTGGCCCGCAGTGATGGACTGTATTTGAGATGCCAGGATCAGGCCGATGATCGAGTTCGCGTTCATCGCGCCGATGTTATAGAACTCCATCAGCGACCCTTCCGGGTTGTTGTTTTCGACCCAGGTGCCGCCCGTGTTTTGATAGAACCGCCCGTTGGATTTCAGATAGACAAAGCTCGACGGCGGATAATTCGCATGTGGCAGCGCGGGCAGCGCATCCACCATTTCGATGGGCCGCAGCGCGTCGCCGTACTTGCCGAGGTTGTCGATGATCTTGTCGGCCAACTGCGACGAGACGATGACGCCCTGAATCGTGACCGCATTGACCGAGCCAATCTGGTCCGCGGTGATGACGCCTTCGATCGTGGTCGCGTTGACGCTCTCGATCTGGCCCGCCTCAATAGTGCCGACAATCGCGCCGGCGTTCACCGAGCCGATCTGGCCGGCCTGGATAGTGCCCATGATCGTATTGGCATTCACCGAGCCGATCACGGCCGCGGAGAGTCCTGGCGGCACCTGGATGTCGTCGTCGGTGATCGATCCAGGCGTGGTGACGCCCACCTGCTTATTCGATGTGCGCCAGCGCGATCGCTGATCGATGAGCCGCATCGTGGTATCGAAGTCCGGCTGCGCGGCGCCAAACTGCGCCTCGTAGCGCACCAGGTCCTGCGTCTCCCAGACCATCGTCAGCGCACGCACCAGGTACTGCTGGTGCAGGCCCAGCGTGTGCTCGTTGATCAGGACCTGCATGCCGCACTGAAGCCAGTCCGTACCCCAGGTCGTGAAATTGCCACTGGCGATCGGGTAGGCATTGCGCAGCACCAGCGATTTCGCCTTCAGCGCAGCATCCCAGGCTGTGGTGATCTGGTCATCGACGAGCGCGGCCGCATGCTCGCCAAACGTGGCGATCGAGATCGGATCGGAATAGGACGCCTCGATCATGATGCCGCTCGAGAAGTCCCAGGTGCCGCGCACGTAGGAGCGGTTCACCGGGTTCGAGAAATCGTGTCTGTAGCCAGACACCTTCACCGGAAACGAGGTGACGAAATCTGGGTTGGTCGACAGCACATACGGCGCGACGGGCGCCGTGGTCGCTGGCCGATAGTGGAGTTTGGCGTCGAAGTCGACGCGCCATTCGCCCATCGAGAGCGTGGCGAGCTCGTCGAGGATGGCGCGGCATGACTTCGATTTCCAGTCGAAGTCCATAATCACCGGCACGATCTGCGCCGTGTCGGTCGGGTCGATGGTTGGGCAGAAGGTGCCGAGGATCGCCTGGATGATCTGCTTGTCGGACAGCGGAAACGTCAGAAAGAAGTTGCCGCCCCAGGCGATCGAGCGATCGAGGAAGGCGGCCCAGTCGTTGAGGGACGCGCGAAAGAAGATCTCGAATGGCACCGCATCGGAGTGCTCCATGTCGAGCGAGTAGATGTGGCCGTGAAATAGCTTGGTGGTACCGTCGCGGCCGTCGTAGATGATGACCTCGTACAGCTCCCGCAGGTCGACCGCGTAATGGTCCTCGTCGTAGTGGGCGTAATCGTAGCGGGCACTGCGCGACAGCGCGCGGCCCATGATGGTGAGCGAGGCCGTCGTGATGCGTTTCGTCGAGTCGTATGCAATGCGCGTTTCCTGCAGGCGGCAATCCGCGGTGACGTCGGTGCCGTTCATGAAGACGAGAATGTTCATTGGGGCATGAGCTGCCTGGTCAGGTTGGTCGCGATCTGGTTGCCCATGACGCGCGCCGCCTCTTCGGTCGTGACGCCGGTGGCCGTGACCGTGACATTGATCGTTCGCGGGCCGGCGCGCTCGATGTTCTCGAGTAGCCGCAGCATGGAGGCCGTGTTGCCAGCCATCTGGTCGGTGAAACCGCGGATGGCCTTCACGTCCGGCACGACGTACAGGTTCAACTTCTCGTCGATCCCGCTCGCCGCCGTGATGATTTCGCCGTACGCCGGCACCGTGACGCCCCAGTAGTTGCCCTCGAAGTTGCGCAGGATATTCCGTATCTCATGGCCCGTTTTCAGGATCGAATCGGACTGCTCGCCGGTGTAGATTTTCGTGTACCGGGTGTAGTTCTCGATCAGGTCGAGCGTCTTGTTCATGCCGGCCATCTGGAAGTTGCCGACGATGCTGGAAATGGCCGTCGCTACGCCGCTGATAGCCGAAATCCACCCGGTCAGGCCGCCCGCCGCCGCACCCGCGCCGCCGCCACCACCGCCGCCACCACCACCCGTTCCTGGGCCGCCCCAGTCAATGTCGGCGATGTCTTTGCCTTTGCCCTTTACGCTGTCGAATACGCCGCTGATATCATCCCAAACGCCCTTGAGCGTCTTGCTCTTGCCGATGAGGGCGCCGATGATCTCTTCGCTCGCCAGATGCATCAGTGAGCGGCCAATATCCGACAGCGCGCCCTTCGCCAGGTTCCCGATGTCGGTCCAGATCGTCGTGTGCTGCGATTTCAGTTCGGCCAGTTCGCCATCTGGGCCCGTAATGCTGAGCACGAAGGCCTCGTACTCGGCCTTCTGCTTGGCGAGTTCGGTCGCAAGGTCGGTGGTGGTCTGCTGGTAGTCCGCATTGATGCCGGCGACCGCCTTGTCGCTCTCGGCGAGGATGTCCGCGACATGCTTTTCGTAGTCGGACTTCTTTTTGCCCAACGCCTCGAGTTGCTTGGCGATCTCGGCTTCTTGCTCCTGTTCATGCGAGACGCGGATGCGATCGATTGAGGCGATCGTCTCGGCCTCGAACTTGTCGAGCTCGGCCTTCTTCTTGCCCAATGCCTCGGTCGCATCCGTGACGCCCTGCTCTTCGTCCTCCTTGATCTTCTGGACGCGCTCGTCATGCTTGGCCAGCGTGTCGGCCTGCCACTGGTCGTAATCACGCGTCTTGCGGTCGAGGCCTTCTTTCGCATCCGCGACCTCGCGATCCTGCCGCTGTTTCTGATCGCGCACGTAGCGCTCGAGCTTTTCGTTCTGCTCGCGCACATAGTCGTTGAGGTCTTCCTGCTTGCGCTTCAGCGAGATCTCGAGGTCGTGCTCTTCCTCTGAATAGACGCCCTTGTTTTTCTGGCGCACCTGCGCGATCTTGCGCTGCGTATCCTCCGCGTACCGGTTGTAGTCCTTCTGGCGGTCCTCGATGTTGCGCTTGGTGTCATGCGTCTCGTCTTCGATATTCTGCTGGGTGTCCTCGCCCAGCCGGGAAAGCTTGGTGTTGACGTCTTCAACGAAGTCCTCGTAATCCTGCGCGCGATCGCGGAGAGAATCCCGCAGATCCTCTTCTTCTTCCTCCAGCGCTTCCGCCGCGGCTTCATGGATCTCGTCGATCCGCTCTTGGACCTCGGACGCATACTCGGCGTAGTCTTCCTGCTTTTCCTGGAGTGCGTCCCTCGCGTCCTGGATCTCCTCGGCGGCCGCGTCGGCATGCTCCTGCTTGATCTCTTCGATTGACTGCGCCACATCGGCGGCATACTCGTCGTATTTCTCGCGCGCTTCAGCGAGGGCATTCTCGGTTTCCTGATTTTGCTCAGCGAGCGCCGATTCCCAGTTGGCCGTGGTCTCGGCGAGGTCCGCGGCATTCTCCTGGACGTAAGCATCCCACTCGCGGCCGCGCTCTGCGAGTGATTCGGTCAGTGCGGCTTCCTGCTTCTTCAGTTCCGCATTCGGGTCGGGGCCGAACATGCGATCGAAGGCGGCGTCGAGCACGTCATGGCCGAAGGCCTTCAGGCGCTCCTTGACGTACTTGAAGTATTCCTCCCAGATGTTCCGCTGCTTCTTTGTCGACTCCTCCAGGCGCCGCTCGACCTGTTCCAGCTCCTTTTTGATCTCCTTCGGCACCTGCTGGCCTTGGCGTTTGTAGACTTCGATGGTCGCCTCGAGCGTGCGCTTCCGCGCCTTCAACTGCTCTTCGGATCCCTTGGCTGTGGACTGGGAGATATCTTCCTCGGCCTTTTTCGCGGCCTCGACTTCTTTCTGCAACTCCTCCGGCGTCTTTTCGCCGATGGCGTGCCAGGCGTCCTCGTGCTCTTTGATGGCCTTCTTGGTATCCTTCAACGCCTTGTCGAGCGCCGCGAGTTGCTGGCCGGTGACGACGGCCAGTTGGCCGCCGAAATCCTTCATCGCATCCGTGGCCAGGCCGACGCCGTTATTCAGGTCCTCGAAGGTCGGGATGGTGTCGTTCTTCAGTCGCTCGGCCAGTTTCTTATTCGCCTCTTCGATCGCAAGCGCCGCCGCCTGCAGGTCGTTTTTCGACGCCTTGCCGGATGCAATAAGTTTCCAGAAGGCCGCCTCGGCATCCGCGACGCCCTGGCGCAGTTTCGTCTCGCTCGTAATGCCCAGCGTCTTGAATGCCGCGTCCAGATCGAGTGCGGACTCGATCACCCGCTTGAGTTTTTCCGGCAGCAGATCCCAGGCGGCGCCGAACATCTTCACCGCCGCCGTGTTCTTCGTGACGAAGGGGAACAATTCGCCGACAGCCTTGGCGGCGTCCGGTGCGAGGCCCAGCAGTTTTTCGTAGCCGGCGCTCATCGCGTCCAGTTGCTTCTTCGCTTCCTCGGCGGCCTTCTTCGCCGCTTCCGCAGCCTTCTTGCGCGCCTCTTCCTCCTGGCCGGCGAGCTCGAGCGCCTTCTTGGTCTGGTCGCCCTGCTCCTTGCGGCGTTTTGTTTCCGCGGCCGCCGCCGCATTGGCCGCCTTCTCTGCGTCTTCGCGCAGTTTCTTGTCGGCCTCCATCTTGTCTTGGGCGTCAGACCAGGACTTGCCGATGGCCTCGAATTTCTTCGTCAGGCCTTCCATGCCCGGGATCTTCTCGAGCAGGCTCAGCAGGCCTTTGAAGACCTTCATGAACATGTCGATGGCCCATTTGCCGACAGCCACGAAGCCGTCCCAGACGCCCTTCCAAAACTTCATCAGGTTCGTGAACCACGGCTCGATGATGCCCCACAGAATGCCGAGCGCAGCCTTCCACAGGTTGATCAGCGGCGAGAATAGCGTGGACAGGAAATCAATAACCTTGTCGAAGGCAGCCTTGATCGCCGGCCAGTTGTTATAGACCCAGACGCCCAACAGCGTCAGTGCCGCGACCGCGCCGGTGATCGCGAGCGTCATCGGATTGAATGCCGCCGCCAGGCCGAGGCCTGCAACCGCCGATTTGATAGCCGCAAATGCGGCCAGAGCGCCGGCCACCGCTGTCGTGATGGCGGTGACTGCGACAGCCGCCTCCTTGACGGGACCGGGCAGCGATTCAAACCACTTCGCGAGATCGCCGATGACCTCGACGACCTTCTCGATGATGGGCGCCATCTTCGTAAAGATCGAATCGACCGTGTCGCCGATCTTCACCATGACGTCCTCGGTCGCCTGGTCGAGCCGGTGCATGGCGCCGCGCCATCCAGAGGCGGCATCCTCGGCGGCGCCGGCAAACCGCTCTTTCAGATTCGCGGTTACCGCCTGCGCCACCTGCTGCGTGGTGACCAGGCCTGCCTTTACTTTCTCGATCGCCTCCGGGACGGACGTCCCGATCTGTTTTGCCACCGCATTCCAGACCTCGGGCCCGAATTGCTTTTCGAGCATCTTCATGTCCTTCGAGGTCGCCACCACGTGGCTTTGCATTTCGGCGAAGGACGCGCTCACCGCAGTGATCCATTCCGGTCCCTGCTTCAGGCCCGCCGCCGCGTCGACGAGCGCCGTCATCTGCTCCTGGGTATCTTCGGCTGATACGCCCAACTGCATCATCTGCTTCGCCGCCGGCCCGATGGTGTCCTCGAAGTCGAACATGGACTTCATTTCGAGGGCGGACAGGTTCTCGAAGATGGCCTCGGTTTCAGCGGTCGCTCCGTTCAATGCGACAAAGGCCCCATGCAGGAGTTCCACAGCGTGCGAGGCCTCGAGCGCCGCGGCGCCAAACGCCGTGAGGCCCCCCAGCGCGCCGATTGCGGCAACCGCGCCCGAGACCTTGCCGATCGCATCACCGATCGCCTCGAACCGCTGCGCCGTCTGCTGCGCGGCCTCCTGCGAGGCGCGCGTCATGTCGGCAACGGCCTTCAGGAACTGCTGGTTCTCTAATGTCGCGCGAGCTTTTAATTCACCTGCGTCGGCCATGACGTCTTCCTACCGGCGGCCCGATCAAGCCGATGCACCAGCATGTCGGGGTTCTGTGGCCCATAGCGCGATGGCGGCCGCTCGCCTTTGACTGCCCAGCGCATGCCCTGTGCCGGCACCGGGGCGAGAATGACTGCGGGTGTGCCCTGCTCGCGCGCCGTCGTCGGTGTGTCCTCGCGCGCCCTGCGATACGCCATCAGCACCTGCGGCTCGATGACACGACCATCCGTGCGGTTCGAGTTATAGATCGCGGCGGCAACCATTGCAGCGCACCATTCGCTGAAGTCCTGCTCGATGAATGCGCGCTCGGTAAGCGCGTTGAATTCCTCGAAGGTCAGGCTCCAGAGTTCGGCTTCGCTACAACGGAGGTCGTATCGTCCGATGGCCCAGATACTAAGCCAGTCTCTGGGCCCATCGTGTTTTTTATTGCGCGCTCGACGTCGTGCCAGCGTCCGGTGGCCGCATAGATCAACATCGGCGTCAGATCGAGAAGCATCGAGGCGTCGACGTGTTCATCCACCCACTCCTGCGTCACTGCGGGGTTCCGCTCGCGCAGGCCATAGTAGAGAATCACGCTCATCCGCTCGGCGTCTTGGAATGCCGTGCTCAGCCCATCGCCCTTGAATAGCGACACCTGGTGGTCCGCATCGAGCGCCTTGAGTGCGCGCAGGCTGAAGCGGAGTTCCACCATCGTGCCGTCAATCTCGATGAGAATGGGCTTGCCCGGTTCGGGCTTTGAGTAAGTCATGGGGATACCCGCTGGCTTAGGTGGCCGACTGGTTCACCTTGAAGCTCAGGCGCAGCTCAGGAATCTGGACATGCCCGACGCGCGCCGCCGTGCCTGCAGCGACCGTGATCTCGACATCCTCGTCGCCCTCAGTGGGCGCGGTGGGCGCCGTGATCGTGATCCATGACACATCAGGGACCGCGGTCCAGAGAGCCGTCGAACCGCCGGCCTTCACGCTGAATGTCGACGGGCCGCCGGCGGCCGCGATGGTGGCCTCTGCAGGGGTGAGCGAGATCGCCGGCGCCGTTACCTGCCACGGCGACGTGATGCGGATCGTGATCTGGCGGGTGGCGATTCCCTGCGTCGGGTATGCCTCGCCCAGTGACTTCACGAAGCCGCAGGCCACCCGGGTGTAGTGGCTCGGGTCAGACGCGACCAGACGAAACTTCGTCACGATGCGATTCCAGAACAGGTACTCGAGGCCATAGGGCGAATCGATCGCCTGCGTCGGATCCTCGGGGTTCCAGAAGCAGGGGAACGACAGTTCACCGGGATCCGCCATCGTAGGAATGTAGGTGCGCACTGCGGCGCCGCCTGAATGCGAGGTTGTTTCGGCCTCGCCCATACTCGAGGTCGGGCCACCGATATCGCCCAGGCCGGCGATCGACACGAACTCTTCGGGCGTCACGCCAGGATTCGAGCAGATCTGAATGAGCGTGCCGTAGGCGGCAAATCCAGTCTGCGCCTGATCACAGCACCCGGCGCCAGAGGCGTCGCGGAGCGTCGGGGCTTCAAGTGTTGCTGCGGGCATAGTTAACTCCTTGTCAACTGCGGTTTGATACTACGGGTTGGTACTGCGGGTTCGAAGATGATCTGGTACTCCTGGATCACCTGGAATAGGCGTGTGTCGGCCTCATAGGTGGATGTCTGCGTGAGGTAGAACGTTGAGCCGAAGTTCACGCCATCGTAAAGACCGTGATAGGTGTCGAGCCAGGCGCGCAGTGAATCTGCGATCGCCAAGGCGCGCGACTGCGATTCGTCGAAGATCGATACCTGATATACGCGCTGCAGCTGCTTCAAGGGGCCGCGGTGGGTGTGATGCGGCACCGGCGCCACATGGAAAAAGACGATGTAAGGCAGCGTCAGACTCGTGTTCGGGGACTGCGGCGCGCGCAGGAGAAACACGCGATTACCAACGAGGTTCGACTGAATCAGAAGCTTCCGCAGTGTCTGCTCGAAGATCTGCATTAAGTCGGAGGTTTGTAAGCGGTCTCGGCGAGGGAATCCTCGATGATCTTTTTGACGCCTGCCGCGATATCGTTCACGTAGTAACTGTGCATCTCGATCATCGCCGGACGGAAAAAGGGATGCGGCGGGGTGCGGCTGGTCCCAAATTCCACATAGCCGGCGTATTTGACCTTCTTGCGGACGCCCATCAGGATGCCGCGCAGTTTCGCGCTCCCCTTATTCGCGTAAAGGTTTTCCGCCAGGTATCCGGTGCGCTTCGGCGCGAGAGCCTGGGCCCGGCCCATCGCTTTCTGGCAAGGCACGAGCAGAACCTCTTTGAGGCGAGGATCGCGATCGTCCAGTTTCAGGCCTGCCTCTTCCAGCGTGCGTTTCAGTTCCTTCACGCCGGCCCATTCGATCTTGGCGGGATTCCGAGCCATCTACTTCACCTCCCGGCACTGGAGTTCGAGGCCGGCGCCACGGCGCAGCGCGTTGACGATGCCGCGGATCTCATACGTCACGCCGGTATGGGTCTCTTTGATGCGCCAGCGCTGGTCGAGATCGCCCCGGAAGCGCAGAGTCACGACCACGTCCGTGATCGCGACCACGCGCGCCGCGGCATCCTCCTCGAGGCCAGACGCTGGCGCAATCCCGGCCCAGACAGTGGCGATGTCCTGCCAGGAGACTATTTCGTCTTGCTCTTCGTTCAAGACCGGCATTTGCAGCGTTACGCGCTTATCGAGCGTTCCGGCTGCCAGTTCAACAGTGGGCATAGATTCCGCAGACCCGCGCGATTACAAGGCCTCCGACAAGCAGCGTGAGAATCAGGGCGTATAGCCAGAATGCGCGCGTGCTCAAATTACACCTGGTGGATAGTCGCGCTCGGGCGCGAGCAGCGATTCGACGGCGAGCGGGACCGGGTTCATCGTGCCCTCGGCCACCGCCTCACGGTTGCGGTAGAAGTGCGCGATCAGAAACTTGATCGCCCACTTCACGTTTTCGCCTACGCTCGCGTCGATCTGCCGGCGCAGGATATTCTCCGCGTGGAGGCGCGCGGCCATCTCGAGGCCGGCCAGATACTCGTCCTCGACGGTGACGTCCGGCTCGATCCGCAGATGCATCTTCACTTCGAGGAGCGTCAGCACCGGCGCGCGGCCGACTGCGGATGGCGTGAGCGGCGTCTCCGGCCAATTCTCCGGTGGCGCCGAGTTGAAGCCCCAGGCGCCGCCGGTCAGGATCGTGACGAGGTTGCGCACGAAGTTATCGCGGTCTTCGAATGACCTGGGGCCCGGTGGGAACAACTCCGGCGCGTCGGCCAGATCATGCGCCGAGACGCGGATATGCGGCAGCATCGGAGGCTGGCTCAAACGGTCCTCCCGATGAGGAGAGACAGCACCCAGAAGGCCAGGCCGAGCGCGGTGAGGTTCACGCGCGACACGCTCCATGAGATCGCGGCCGCGAGGAAGCAGATGAACGCGAGGATCAGTAGCAGGAGGTTGACGGTAATCACTCGAGTACTCCTGCGGCCTGGTTGATGGTGAAAGTCCGGCCCGTGACGAAGATCGTGCCGCTCCGCGCCGGGCTGCCGGCGCCGTTCACCGCGACGGTGTAGTTCACCGTGCCGGTTGTTTCCTGGAGCGATGTTGGCGAGCTGATGGTGATCCAAGCGGCGTTGGATTTCGGAAGCCATGCGCGCGAGTCATCCACTGTCACCGTGAATGAGCCAGGCCCGCCGATCGCGCCCACCGACGCACTCGCCGGCGAGATCGCAAAGGTTCTGCATCTTCCCTGAGTCATATCGATTTCGTCTCCTTCGGCTCGTGCGGCTCGCGGATCTGGACCGTACCATCGAGCGCGAGCGCGTTGGCTTGTTCGTAGGGTAGGCGGGCGTATTCGCCGGCCTTGCGGTGTTTGCCGCCTGGTTCGGTATACGCCCGCAGAAAGATCACCGTAACTATTGAGGTGTCTCGTTTCACTTCGGCTGCGCTGGCGGCGGCGTATAGATCGGCGGCTGCATGCGGCCTTCCACGATGAGCCATCGATACCCCACACCCACCACCCAGATCAGAATTACGGCGCGGCCCGCGATACCGGCGTCTGGCGGCAAGGGCGGCCAGAGTACCGGCGGTTCAGCGGGGTAAATGGGACCGCCACCAATAACGCCTCCTGGCGGGAGCGGGTGGCCCGCAATCCCGCCTGGCGGCAAGCCCTGATCCGGTCGGACTGGCGGAGTGGCCGGGCCTCCACCAACTACACCTCCCGGTGGCAGGCCGGCGTCTGGCCTGGGCGGCAGCCCTGGTTGGGGCTTGTCCGGCGGTATCGGGATGACAATGGGCCAGTCCGGCGGCGTGATCGGCCACGTGTCGGTTCCGGGCGGCTTGGTCCACCAGCCTGGCGGTAGGCCTTCGATCGGCGGCAGTGGCGGCAGGCCGTTGGGCGGCCAGACCGTGTCTGGATACACCGGACCTCCACCCAGTTCGGGTGGATCGCCCGGCTTCCGAATGATCGTGATCTCAGCAAGCATTCTTGGAGTTCTCCTTCTCGTTCAATGAACCAGATGCATGTTTCTACGGCGTGACGGCGAGGGCGCCTTTCACGAATGCGGTGGGCCGGAATACGGCGAGGGCCACGCGCTCTTCGGCGCGGATCGTGACCATGTTCCGCACGAAGTCATCTTCGTTTTCGTAGGCGATATCGACCGTGACAGCCTCACGATCGAATAGCGTGGCGTTGGGCGCGAATTCGCCCACCAGGAATTGCCCCGCAGGCATTCCGAAATTCGGCACCACCGGCACTCCCCAAAGAGACGGTGACGCCGTGGATGCAGGCGGCCCGCCCAGCAGATAGACGCCCTGCGCGGTCTTGGCGAGCTGCATGCCGGCCCAGTCGGTCGGATTGACGACGATGGCCGTGGCGCGGAATCCCAGACTTGCGAGATAGGCCACTGCGGAAAGGAGCACGTCTGCGGAATTGGTAATGCCCGGCACGAAGGCCGCAGGGAGCGTCGGCGCCTGCGGATAGATGCCGTTCAGATGGCCGGCGGCGTTGTTGCCCATGAGGATCTCGATGTCCTCTTTTTTCAGCACGCCATAGATCAACTGGTCGTCGACGGTCGATGCGAAGTACGGAACATCGGCCATCATCTGGCGGCTGACCTTCACAAACCAGGCGATCGTGCGCACCGGCGCCAGCGCGTCGGTATACGTGACGGTGCCTTCGGCCTTCTTGTCGCCCTCGGCCACCTGGTAGTCGGCGTTATATGTCCAGTTCGCGATGACGTATTCGATGGCGTTTGTGCCGGTGATCGAGACCACGGTGAGGAGATCGCGCATGACGATCGGCAAGGTGGGCGGCACGAAGTGGCCCACCCGCACCGGCACGATCGGATAGCCGGATGACACCGTCGTGATGGCTTTCAGGTCGCGGATGCGGCCTGGCGCCGTCAATTGAATGCGCGTCTTGCCGGCAAAGCCGGCGGCCGCGGCGGCCTTGTATCCCTCGAGTGCCGCGATGCGGTGGCCGAGCGAAAGCGGTTCGCCACCCGAGAGCACGCCATCCGGCATGCGCGAGGTGCGCTCCTTGATCAGCCGCTCAGACTTCGTTTCCTGGGCGGCCGCCCACTCAAGCCACTTGGCTTCAAATGCCTTTCCCTGCGCGACGATCTGCTCGCTCGATTTCCCCTCCCAGCCTTTCTGCAGGTCGAGGACGAGCGCCCGGATCTGCTCGCCAAATTCCTTATCGATTGGTTCCATGCGATTGCTCCTTAATCGCGGCACAAGCGGCCGCGAATAGTTCCTGATGCCTCTTCGTCCGGGCGTCCCACTCGGAGTCTGGTGGCTGGTTGCCGCTCGCGCCTGCGAGCAGATAGGGCGAGAGTAACGACAGCGTGCGTCGTGCCGTCTCCCTAGAGCAGCCTCCTACGTCCCGCAGGATCTGCTCAACATTGCGCAATGACTTTAAGGACTCGACGCGCGCCTGGCGGTTGGCCGGAAAAGGCGTGATCGAGGTTTCCCAGAGATTGATCTTCTTCAGCGTGCGCGAGCCGGTGGCCTCGTCGTATTCCACCTCTTCGGCGGTGAATCCGATCGACAGGCCCACCTTGAAATCGACCTTCTCGGCGGTCTGCATCAGCGCATAGGCATCGCGGCCGCGCGTGGTCTCCATCGAGATCTGCCCTTCGATGTAGAGGCCTTTCTTGTCCTCGGCCAGGTCGGTCGAGACGCCGATCCAGTGCATGTGCTCGAAGAAGATCGGGATCTTGCCGCGCTGCTCCTTGATCGACTCGGCGAAGGCGCCTGGCTCGATGCGATCGCCGTACGCATCGCGCCCGTAGGTTGAGGCGTAACCGGTAAACTTCCCGGTCGCCGCGTCGCTCTTGGTCTCAAGAAGCGAATAGGCCTTGTACTCGCGGATGGCATCCGGCATGATCTAACCTCCCTGTGGTTCTGGTACTGCTGTGGCTGGCGCCATGTTTAACGGCGTCAGATAGACATCGCCCTCGTCGATGCGGTTCTGATCCTCGAGCTCGCGGATATCGTTGACGCTCAACCAGCCCCACTGGCGGCCGACGGCATAGGCGCCGTATCGCGTCCGGATGTCCGACCGCTCGAAGGCGGCGATATTGAGTTTGTAGAAGAACGGCTCGTCGAGCAGCACCGACTGAATGGTGCGCTCGATCGACGTCACGATCGGCTGCAGCGTATATTGCAGGAACTCGAGCGCCTGTTGCTCGACCGACGCATACGTCGGTTTATCCATCGCGCCGACCAGGTGCGGCGGCACACCATAGATGCGCGCGATCTGCTCGACGGAAAACTTCTGCTGCGCGATGAATTCCATCTGCTCCGGTGCGATCGCGAGTGCCTCGTACTTGACGCCGCTTTCCAAGATCGCCACGTTGCCGGCATTGCCCGGGCCGCCGTGCACGATTTTCCATGTCTCGCGGATATTCTGCACCTGCTCTTTTTTGAGCGGACCCGGCGTCGTCAGTACGCCCGAAGGCCTGCCCCCGTTCGAGTAGAGACTCGACGCATAGATGCGCGAGGCGGCGTCGATTTCAAACGTCAGGCGGTGATAGTCGATGGGCGAGAGGCCAATGATCCCGTCGATCGAAAAGATGCGGAAGTGCAGCAGCTCGCCTGGTGCGTAAATGCGCGCCGGCTTCGAGGTCGCCGGATCCTGGACGTGGTAGCTGTACTGGCCGGTGCGCGGGTCGATGACGATCCGCACACGGTCGGGCATGAGCGGCCAGAGCGCGAATACCTCGCCGTCCTGGCGGTCGGCCACCGCATAGGCGTTGCCGTAGAGCGCGAGATGCAGCACGCTCGTCTGCAGCCAATGCTGAAGCGTCATGAGCGGGTTCGGCTGCACCGTGAGCATGCGATACAGCGGGTGGTTCACCGCCTTGCGCTTTCCGTCCGGCGTCACCTCGAAAACATGCCCGGGCAAGGTCGCGACCGACTGCGACAGCAGCCGGCAGCAGGCCCAGACTGCCGAGCACTGGAGCGACGCCGCGACATTCGGCGAGGTCACCGCCGAGTTGATCCCGTCACTTACTGGACTAGATTTGGCGCCCGAGCGGGAAAACAGTCCACCCAGGCGCCGGGAGAAGTCGCGCCATAGTCCGCCGAACATCCTATTCGTCCTCCATCGAAATGACCCACGCGCCGCGGCCCTCCGCGATCGCCGGCGCCTTCAGCGCACGGTGAATGCACATGAGCGTGGCCGTGACGCCGTCGATCTTCTTCTCTTCGCCGGCCTTTTTCGGAAACAGCAGATCGTCGGAGGAGCGCCGGCAATTCACGTTCGCGAACATCCATGCCAGTACCGGGTCGCCGTCATGCCGGATCGTGCCGCCAATGACGATGCCCTCGAGTTCGATCATGGCCGGGCTCATGTTGGCGGCGCTCTGGCGCACCTCGATGGGCTTCGGCAGGCCTTCGCGCTCGAGCGTGGCGATCAGCGGGCCGGCGTCATACGGATCGATCGTGATCTCGATGATCTGGAAGCGCTCCGCATGATCGGCGATCGCCGCGATGATGAAGTCGAAATCGGTGATGGCGCCAGGCGTCGCGGTGAGCCGGCCCGTTGCTTCCCAGCCCTGGTAGTGCTGGTTCTCGCTGCGGTTCACCGTCTGCTCTGGCAGAAAGTAGCGGCCGAACACGGCCCAGTATTCGCGCTCGCCGTGCGGCGGAAATACCGTCATCAGCGCGGCAATATCGGAGCGCAACGCCAGATCGATGCCCAGATAGCAGGGCTGGCCGGTAAAGTCCTCGATGTCCAGTTCGCGGTCGGCGCACTTTTCCCAGGCGCCGGCAGGGAGCCACGCGCTATCGGCCGATATCCAGACATTGCAGTGCTTGGTGAGAAACGTCCCCTGTGCGCTCGCCATGACCTGGGCCCGGCGCGCTTCCGCCTGGATCGATTCCGGGTAGATCGAGATGCCGTAATTCGGGTTGCACTTAGAGTTGTAAGTCTGAAGACCAGAGGCAAGCGTCCAGATTCCCGCGGGGTCGTCAATCGTGATGTGGAAATATTCTTCTGCGTCTGGCCGGCGTTCAATGCCCAGAAGTTCGCCTGGCGGGAGTGATCTGTCCGTGGTTTGCCATCTCCATTCCCCGCGCCGGATTGGATGGCGTTTGCCGGTTTGATCGCGTGATTTTGACGGTTTAAGATGAACACGCGCCCCGGTTCTGGCTCCTAACGTTCGCAGACTTTCAGTGAGTTTGTCATTGGCGCAAAAACCGAGACGCCAGCGATCGTTTTCTTTGTCGAGCGCACCATCGCCGTCTAGATAACCGTCGGCCACTCGCCGCAGAAATTCGGTCGACCGGCGCCAGATCGCAGGCTTGAGAAACTTGGTTTTGGCGGTATCTCCTCCGATGTAGAGATCCAGAATTGTCGACAATATGCGGCACTCAATACGGATGATCCCCTTGTTTCCGTAAG